ATTAATTTTTTCAATAAAAAAACTATTAGTAATATTTTTATTGATTTAAAGAGTTTATTTTTAGGGCAACCAAAATTCACTTCCAAAATTGTCTCTGCGGGGGAAAGAGAGTTAATTATGCCAGAAAAAAGATATCTTTCTGTTTTTGAGTTGGTACGGAACGAATGGTATTACCCCAGATTTAAAATTTTAAAATATGAACATCGTTTAAAAATTGCTTTTGATGAAGATGGAGTGCCAATCCCTAATAAAAAGGGAGAAAACGATGGAATCAAAGCATCTTCAAGTCAAATTGACTATGAACACAAAGATTTCAGCTTAAAGAGAGCTTATAACGATTTTTCTTTGCATGTTTTGTCTATCAGACAGAAATATGCTGATCTTGACTGGCTCCCAACTAAAAAAAATAAACTCTCTTAGAGGGACTGGCTGGTTTATCCAGTCTCCCTAAAAGAGTTTGGCACTAAAACAAAGAAAATATGGAACCAATTAAAACTGAAGATTTACTAAAGCTCGCTCATGACGATCCAAAATTCATAATAGAATCGGCTTTTAGAGTTATCAATAAATCTAAACAGAATGTTCCTTTTATTTTCAATGATTTACAATCTAAAATGTATGAAGAGCGGACAACTAGGGATGATATACTTAAACCCGGACAAATTGGATTTTCTACCATGATACTAGCAATATTTACAGTAAAATTTTTATTAGTTCCTAACGCTTGGTGTGTTTGTATTTCTCACGAACAAGAAGCCACAAAAAGATTATTTGAAAAGGTTAATTTTTTTCTATCAAATCTTCCTAATTGGTTAAAGCCATTCTACCACCCAACAACCGACAACCGCAGAAATATGGTCAATTCGGTTATGAATTCAAGATTTTATATCGGAACAGCCGGAGCAATGGCATTCGGACGAGGAGACACAATCCATTATGCTCATCTATCGGAAATTTCACGATGGCCAGAATCAGGGACAATTGCCACTGGAATCATCCGGGCCGTGCCATTAAATGACCCCAACACTTGGATTGTAAAGGAAACCACCGCTAATGGGATAGGAAATTTCCATCAAACTGAATATCAACGAGCCAAAAATGGACAAAGTAAATTTACTCCTCATTTTTTTCCTTGGTTCGAGCATAAAGAATATAAAATTCCCGGAGCAAAAATAAAAAATTATGATCAAGAAGAAAATAAATTATTGAGAAAATACCCAGGAAAAATAAATGATGAACAATTGGCGTGGAGGAGAGAAATGATTGGTTCTTTAAACAGCGAACAAGGATTTTCCCCTGAGGATATGTTTAAACAAGAATTTCCAGCAGATGATAAAGAAGCCTTTTTGTTTTCTGGCAACCCAGTTTTCCCGGTGGAAAAATTAGAATTATACAGAGAACAAGCCCGGAAACCAATCTGGCAAGGAAATCTTGAAGGGTTGCCTCCATATGAACGGTTAGATGAGACTGATAAAGGTTTTTTGAAGTTGTGGGAAGTCCCATTGCAAGGAGAATCTTATGTTATTTTTGGAGATGTTGGTCAGTTTTCCGATTTTTGTTCTGCTCACATTTTGAACAGAAAAACTTGGAAAATGATAGGAACTTTCCACGCTAGAATGCGAGCTAACCAGTTTGGGAATGAACTTAATAAATTGGGGTATTTTTTTAATGAAGCTTTAATAGCAGTCGAAGCTAATAATATGGGGCAAAGCACTGTTGACAGATTAGTTGAATTGGATTACCCACATTTATACATGCGGAAAGATTTAATAAAAAAGAAAAAAAACAAATGAATTTGGTTGGTGGACAGATTCCAAAACAAAACCTTTAATGGTTGGTTATATGCAGAATTTATTAAGGACTCAACAAGTTGACATTCCCGACATTGAAACATTAGATGAGATGGTGACTTACATTAGAAAAGAAAATGGATCAATGGGGGCATCAAAAGGAAATTTTGATGATAGAGTTATATCTTTAGTCGGTGCTAATTATGTCTTAAAACTAAATCCTTTGTTAAAAGTTATAAAAAAACAAGAAAGTCCAAGACCAGCCAAAAAATTTAGTCAATTTAGAAAAGGCAAATCCGCCACTAAAATAAACCGTAAATGGCGTTAATATTGACAAAATAAAAATTCCTTTGTGTAAAAATAAAAAGTATGTTAATATTACCT